TAGGGATCAGGATAAAAGAATGCCTATCAAAGTTGATAGGAATTCTAAGCACACTTTCGGTGGTACAAAGAAGTAAATTCTAAAGACTATCCGAAATATCTATCAACCGAACCGGAGGCCTTTTTCGAAAGGCAGGTTCACAAGGAGTAAACTATGGCAAATAGAAACAGCACAGGATTTGGTCTTATTGCTCAAGGTACGCTTGGTTCAACACCAGCTACTGGCGGTCAAGGTAAGTACTACATCCAAGCTAACTATGCTACAAGTCTATATAATGGTACGTCTGTTAATCAGACTGGCGGTTATATAATTACAGCACAGGCAGCTATCACCAATACTACTATTGGTGTTTTAAATGGTGTGTTCTACAATGCGGCTACTACAGAGAAGCCAACTTGGCAGAACTACTATTCACAAGTTACTCCAGCCAACTCTGAAAACATCACAGCGTTTGTAATCGACAATCCTTACCAACTTTATGTTGGGATGATTGACACAGCTATACCTATAGCAAATATGGGTAAAACTTTCGGTTTCGCTACTACTACTGGTTCAACAACTAGTGGTCAGTCAACAAACAAAATGTTGTTAGCAGGGGCTCACGCTACAAATAATACTTGGAGAACTGTAAGAATAGCAGAAGATCCTGAAAACTCAGACATCACAGCAGCTAACTGCTCTGTTATCTTTGTTCAGAATCTTAACCAGTATAATAACGGCGTGACAATGAGTTAATAGGAGCATATAGACATGGCAATATCACGAGCACAGCTAGTTAAAGAACTAGAACCAGGCCTGAATGCACTATTCGGACTGGAGTACAAAAGGTATGAAAATCAGCACGCTGAGATTTATACATCAGAATCAAGTGACAGAGCTTTCGAAGAGGAAGTAATGTTATCTGGATTCGCTAACGCAGATGTAAAAGCAGAAGGTCAAGGAATTGCGTACGACGACGCGCAAGAAACTTACACTGCTCGTTACACTATGGAAACGATCGCTTTAGCTTTCGCTATCACAGAAGAAGCAATAGAGGACAACCTTTATGACAGACTTTCTTCTAGATACACAAAAGCTTTAGCTAGATCTATGTCCAACGCTAAAGAAGTTAAAGGTGCTTCACCTTTGAACAATGGTCTACCGTCAGTGACGGGAACATCAACGTTCAAAACAGGTGATGGATCTAACCTAATGGCTACAGACCACGCGACTATCGCTGGAACTGTATCTAATACTTTAGCAACTCAAGCAGACTTAAACGAAACTTCATTAGAACAAGCATTGATTGATATCGCTGCTATGACTGATGAAAGAGGTTTAAGAATTGCAGCTAAAGGAGTGAAAATGATCGTTCCTTCTGCAAATCAGTTTAATGCTGAGAGATTGATGAAATCTCAAGGTAGAACTCAGACTGCTGACAATGACATCAACGCAATCAACAGCATGGGAATGATCCCACAAGGTTACAGAGTTAATAACTTTTTAACTGATGCTGATTCTTGGTACATTATCACGGACGTTCCAAATGGTATGAAAGTATTTAACAGAACTCCATTGACAACTTCAATGGAAGGAGACTTTGATACTGGCAACGTTAGATACAAAGCTAGAGAAAGATACGCTTTTGGCGCATCTGACTTTAGAGGTATTTACGGCGTTGAAGGCGCGTAAGCATTAAAGTATTTTTTGTGGCGGGCATTGCTCGCCACAGAATTAAGAAAAGAAAGTAAGGACAAATTTTAGACACAATTGTAATATAAGAAATTAAAATGAAGGAATTCCTAGTAAAAATATGGGCTTATAGTCATTATGCAGCTTTTAAGGTGAAAGCCGAAGATAGCTTGCCTTCTATTGAGCAATCAATCCTTGACAAGATAGGAGAAAAGTCTATAAAGTGGGAATATCTTGGAAATCATTATGATAACAGGATAAAACGAATAACCTATGAGGAGGTTGTTGATGGTACACGACCTGTACAAACAAAAAAGGTCCTTGGAGTTGAGGTGGCAGTTGGAGTATGAGCAAAACGGAAAATATACTCTCAATATGGTCAACATTGATAAAGCTATTAGAGATACTATCAATGAGATCAAACTCGAAGAGACTAAAATTGCAGATAGAGAAAATGCAATTGTTAATTCTGCCCCCGAAGTTTCTGTGGCTACTTAAATAAAAGTCACATCACTGGAATCACACTTTCCCTTAAGGATCTCTTGCACTCTACCAAAATCTAGTATACAAATAACCTACTATACAATTTTAAAAACGATATATAGACGCGTATAGTCGACGGCCTAGAGACTATGTATCAAAAACTAGGAAAAGGAGAAAATTATGGCAAATACAACTTTTTCGGGACCAATATTAGCTGGTACTATTAAAAATACTACTGGTACTACTGTTGGAACGAATATGAAAAACACAGGACAAGTGGTAATGGGACAATCATTTTCTGTTGGTTACGCAGAGGAAGGAGCTGCAACGTCTACAAGCGTTATAATTCCAGCTAACTCTCAAATCGTATCTGTTGATGTGAACGTAGAAACTGCGTTTAATGATTCAGGTGCAGACATACTTGAGGTTGGTTCAGTTGCGGATACTGATTTATATGTTAATGATACCGTTATATCAGCAGTTGGTTCTATAGCTATGGGAACAGCTGGACTGTGTAATAATTGGAAAGATATTGGATCTTCTGACGTTAGAGTTGCATACATTTATAATGGTGCAAACAATGATGCTACAGCAGGTGCTTGTACAGTAACTATTAGTTACTTACAGAACAATAACCTTTCATAATAAATAATTAAAGTGCTCCTTCGGGAGCACTTTTTAAGGAGATAAAAATTATGTCAATAACATCAAAAGTAAGACAATCAGTTGTTTTAACTGCAGATGGTCAGTTACAGGGTTTAGTAAATACTGCAACTACATCAACAGCTACTAATCTTAAAAAGATTAATATTATGACTGTTTTTGGACAATCTAGTGATGCAGATGCTGAAATAAAAATTTACAATGAAACTGGAAGTGCGACAGCAAAAAATTTAGTTTTTCATGGTAAGTTTGGAGCAGCTGCTAATGCCGTTCAAGAATTTAAATTACCAGGAGCTGGTATTTATTGTAATGATGGAGCTTACGTCGATCTTACTAACTGTGATTTTTGTTACGTAGTCGGAACATTTTAAAGGAGTAGCCAATGGCGAATACTACTTCCTCATCATATTCATTTGATCAGGATTTCTCAATCGATGAAATCATTGCTGATGCTTATGAACGTATCGGTTTAGTTGGTACCGGAGGGCATCAAATTAAAACTGCAAGAAGATCTTTAAATATTCTTTTCCAAGAATGGGGAAATAGAGGAGTTCATTTTTGGGAAGTTGGAAATACTAACATAAATCTAATAGTAGGTTCTTCTACTAATGTAAATGCAACCGATGAAGGAATGGGTGTATATACTTTTTATAGAAATTCTGTTGATAGTGCAGCAGCTGCTGCCGCTTCACCACAAGCTACAACTACTCCAGTAACTAATATTTACGGTATCACAGATATTTTGAATGTTGCTTACAGACAAAATTATAATACGACATCACAATCAGATACAGGCCTAACTAAAGTTGCTAGAGATGCTTATGCTGCAACAGCTAACAAAGCTTCTCTTGGAACGCCTTCACAATATTGGGTTCAAAGATTTATTGATAAAGTTACGTTAACTATTTATCCTTTACCTAATTCAACTGCTGCATCAAACTATTTAAGTGTTTACTATGTAAAAAGAATTCAAGATGCAGGAGCTTATACTAACGCATCAGATGCACCTTATAGATTTGTACCATGTATGGTTTCAGGACTTGCATATTATCTTTCTATGAAGTTTGCACCTCAAAGAACACAGGAGATGAAGTTGTTATATGAGGATGAATTTGCTAGAGCATTGTCAGAAGACGGTTCTGCAGCAAGCACATACATCACTCCTAAAACATACTATCCAAATGTATAATGGCTAGATTTGCAAAAGGCAGTAGAGCATTAGCGATATCTGATAGATCAGGTGCAGCATTTCCATATAAAGAAATGGTTCAAGAATGGACAGGTGCCTGGGTACATACTTCTGAATTTGAACCAAAACAACCTCAACTAGAACCACATCCAGTAGGAGCTGACCCACAAGGTTTATTACATGCAAGACCGGCTAGAGTAGAATTTCCAGTTCAAGATATTTTACCCAACAATCCATTTACAACAACAGCTGCATCAAAAACTTTAAGTGTTTCATTTCCCGACAATGGTTTAAATGCTGGAACATCTTATGTAAGATTTAGTAATCTTAAACAAATAGTAGGTGGAGTTGCAATTACAACTTTAGAATTATCTACAACATTAAATGGAAACTTAACTGATTCTGCTACATCAATTGTTTTAACTGATGGATCAGAATTTCCAACAGCAGGATATATTGTTATAGAAAAAGTTTGGACACAAGCAGATTTAGACGCTGGTACAATCACTAATCCTTTATTAGTTGGAACATATGCAAACGAAACAATTAATTATACAGGGAGAAGTACACACACTTTAACAGGATGTACACGTGGAACATCTGCTCCTTATAGAGGAGTAACTTTAGCAAATACTACAGCGATTGCACACACATCTGGTGCAAAAGTTTATGGATCTTATTTAGCAACAGCTATTGGAACAACGGTTCAAACAGGAGCTCAACCAGCAACTGAAACACAATACAATTCTATAACAGTGCCATTAGTATCTAATGCTACAAGCACAGCAACAGGAGGCGGTTTTCAGTGTACAATTGGACCCGTAAATGATAGAGGTTAATTATGGCATATAGTTATTCAGATTTAACAACGGATATTAGAAATTACACAGAAGTAGATAGTAATGTGTTCACAGCTGCTGTTATAAATGGCTTTCTTCGTAATGCAGAACATAGAATTAATTTAGATTGTCCCATGGATTCTGATAGAATTCAAGCAGAAGCACAATTTGCTACAGATTTTAATTCAATTACAATGCCTACTAGTTTATTATTTGTTAGAGGTATTCAAGTATATGATTCTACAAGTGCTACTACAGGTGAAGGAGTATGGTTAGAGAGACGTGATCAAACTTTTATATCTGAATATGTTGGAGAATTAACAGGTACTGAAGGAGGCTCAACAGGCCAAGATACAACAGGACTTCCTAAATATTATTCTATGTTTGGTGGTGCTACTACTGGAACTAGCACAGCTACTTCAGGAGCTATATATGTGGCCCCTACACCCGACCAAAATTACAAATATATTATTCATTATAATGCTTTACCAACAGGTCTAGAAACTAATACTGGAGGAACATATATAAGTAATTATTTCCCTCAAGGCTTATTATATGCTTGTCTATGTGAAGCTTATGGGTATTTAAAAGGCCCAACTGATATGTTGACATTATACGAACAGAAGTATAAAACTGAACTACAAAAGTTTGCAGCAATGCAACTTGGAAGAAGAAGACGAGACGATTACACGGATGGTACAATCAGAATTCCAATCGAGTCAGCGCCTCAATAATTAGGAGATTTTTATGAC